CTGACGAAGTATATGTTCCCAAGTATCTTTTTTGACTGTCTTTTCTTTAAAGGTATATGATACATCAAGTATATATTCCCTTGTTTCTCCTGTAGCCATACGCTCAATCAAATCGCTACCTACAGGGTTAAGTCTTATTGACTGGTTACCCATGTCTTTAAATTCTCCTGTATAAACAGGAATACTACCAGCAAATTCTTCATTAAGAAAAGAGCGAATAGTATCTAATATTTTGTCATCCCATATATTGACAAAAGTTATCATTTGCGAGACATTCTAATTGACATTGGCATACCATTATCTGTATGCTCAAATTTGCCATGAGCTTCTATTTCCCAGTAATCATTTAAGGTTGCAGTATCTCCAGTATCTCCAGCAAATCTTATCTGTAATCCACCACTAAGTTGCTGATAATCACCACTTATAATATCTGAGTGAGATGCAGTTTCACTATTATTCATTCTTTCTGCACCCAAACTATCTGTATTAGAATGCCATACTGAATATCTTGCAGTACCTATAGCTCCAGCAGTAGTTATTTTTACACCTATCTTATCATAAACACCAATATAATTACCTCTAGTGTCTACAATTCTAAGATTACCACTAACTGAACCTTCTCTAATAATTCCCATTGAGGAATCACCACTTGTTTGCCAAGACAGCTTTGCACTACCAGTATTTAATGCTGTGATATTTTGTTCCACTTCATTAAATAAAGCATCTGCTATTTCAGATGTAGGTTGAGATGCACGAATTAAAAAACTACAAGCAATTAATGCAGTAGTTCTGACAATCATATAGTCATAATTGCCATCTTGGTCTTTAAATTGTTTTCTAGGAAGTTTACCATCTAGTCTAGAATCTAAATACTTTGTTGCATTAGCAATATATCTAGTTACTAATGTAGACCAGTCTTCTCCTGATTCCATTAGCATATCATTGGGATTTGTAGCACTATTATAATAATAAGTTGCATCTAGTGAAGATTCGTAAAACCACTCTCCATTAGAATTAACAACCCCACTATTTGCCTGAGCAGAACCTAAATCTTGACCATTTGCAAATAACTGAGTAATAAGTCCAGTATTATCTGCTCTATATAAATTTGTACTATGAACTACCCATCCATAAAGAGCTTCTTTGCTATCAAACTCATCTATTGATGGAAATACATCCTTTAAATCTCTGTGTGTACAATAAACCATGGTTCTCCTAATTTACTTTATATTACTATTGCTATACAAGTTCTACATGAACTAAATCATCAAAGTTATTATCTTTTATCTCTCCATCACTATCCCAGTCACCACCCCATCTTATATTTACATTCATATTCTTAGCAATACCTCTTAACATACCACCCATATAATGGAATCTTTCCCTGTCTTTCCAATTTATTGGATAAGGAGCAAGGTCAACAGCATCACCAGTAATGTGTTTAGAATATTTTGTTTTACTTGCACCCTGAGCTACTAATTCATCCTGTCTTTCTTGCGACCTTACCCCTTCAATAATAGTTACATCCATTATTTTAATAAGTTGGTTTAATACATTGACTAACTCAGGTTTTACCCCTTTTAATCTCTCTCGTGACCTTTTACCAAACTTATACATTATTTTTTTTTCTTTTTCTTGACCATTGATTTCTTTTTTTTCTTTGATGGTCTACCACGCTTAGACCCATATGTTCCTTTTCCGTATGGCATTATGCTCTCCTTACTTTTCTGGCTACACTTCTGCTATATTTAGCTCTTTGTTTGCCTTTTCTATTTGCTTTTCTTTTTTGTCTATTGGTATATGCTTTTTGTGATTTAGTTAAAGATGCTCTAACTGTTTTAGGTAAATACCTACCTCTTTTAGAGCGAGGTTTTTTTGAATCACCTTTAGTTACATACCCCCACTTTTGTTTAGTCCATTTTTTTAGACTTCTTTGTCTGGCTTTAAGTGCCATTACTTATATCCTCCACCAGCTTTTTTATATGCTCTTGCTAACATTTGTGCTTTTCTTGCACTCCATTGCCCAGCTCTACCACCTTTACTACCAGCTTTAATACGATAAAACAATCTTTTACGCATAGCTGGTTTTGTATAATTACCTGATTTATTTACTGTAGATTTTTTTCTCTTTCTTTTCATTTGCCAACTTTTTTCATAGCTATTTTATGCGACCTTGTAAAAGTACTACCTTTTCTCATAGCAGTTACCATTGCTTTTAAATGCTTTCTAGTATGATGTTTAGAATGTCTACGCATTGCAGATACTTGTCGTTTATTTAAACCCTTAACACTTACACCTTTAACTTTCATTACCACTTTACCTTATTTGCCCAGTAAGCACCTGATAATTTGCCTCTAGCAATATTTTTACGATGCCTAGCTTTAAATGATTTACGTTTTGCTTTCATTCTTGCTGATTCTCCTTTTTTAGGTTTACCAGCAGTTTTAGCACCTTGTTGCCCAAATCTAATTAATTTTATTTTACTACCTGACTTAGCCAATACAACATGAGATTTAGTTCTATGATTTGGAGTTCTCTTAGGTTTATTATACCCACTTAATCCAAATCTAGCTAATCTAGGGTCACGTTTTTTTCTAGGCATTACTTACCTTGAAAAAATCCATCAACAACATCTGTTACTAAATCAACACATTTTTCAAAAAAAATCTGCTCTTTTTCTTCATCAACAAATGGAATATCTATTTTATTGTTAATTTTAGTTGCTAATTCTACTTTAAACTCATTGCTCTGAAACCAATTACTAGCCTCATCTCTCATTTTATCTGCTTGAGCTTCTGCTAATTTTAATAATACTGCTTTTATATCCATGTTATTTCCTTATATTATTTATTTTTAATATTAAATATATTATTGTTAGTACGGCTACCACACATTGCAATGTAAGGCTTACACTTGTTAAAGACAAGCCATAATTTGCAATACTTGCTGATGTAACTTTTACACTATCCATTATTTCTTAACCTTTCTACTTCTCTTTCAAGGTATTCAATTCTTTGATTTTGTCTAATATCAGCAGGTATTTCTGCATCTTGATTAGCTTCTGCATCTTCTTCTATATCTATAATATGCTCTTCATTCATAGCTACTTGATATTCTAAAAATGATATTCTAGCGTTTAATTGACTATATCCCCAAACAAGCATAACAACAAATGTAACTGCCTGTATAATCATAGGTAATGAAATACTTAAACTGCTATTATCTGATATTGGTTTAGCGTTTTCCATTTACTCGTGATAAACTTCCTTTAATTTCTGATACTTGATTATCTAAGTCGTTAATTTCTTTATTAAGGTCATCAAATTTTCTATCTAATCTATCATCAGATTTATTCCATCTATTAATAAGTTTAATAACCATACCTTCCATATTTTCTAATGTTTCAGATTGACCTTTATTTTCTATTTCTAAGTCTTTTAATGCTGATGCCTGTTCATTGCCTCTTTTATTCATAGAGTAAACCATAAACATAAACATTGCACCAACACAACCTATCATTCCAGCTTCTGAGTATATAGCTAAAAAATCCATTATTACTTCTTTCTTTTAGATTTTTTCCATGAAAAAGGATTTAAATTCAATTCTTGTTCAAAAAATGAGATGCGTTCTTCCATCGCCTCTCTTGTTTTTTGCTCCTCTATTTGATTTTTTTCTACAAGCTCTAATATTTTACTGTCAGCAAGTTCCATTCTGCGTTCAAGCTCTGCAAGTCTATTTTCAATGCGTAAGTAGCCCAAAACAACAAAAGCGACTCCAATAATAATTTGCCCAAGCCACTTAATATTAAGGCTAATCCGAAAATTATCATCAAGTTTTGTAACTCCATATGACCTGTACGTTTTTTCATCACTCATGGCTTATAGTATTTATAAAAATCCTCTATATTTTCTGTATCCACGACAACAAAAATAGGGCTAACAATATTATTTCCTGTACCACTACCACCAATAATTGCATAGGCATATAAACCATTTTGATAAGGACTTTGGATTGTGTCATTATCAAATAAATGTAAAAAACTTGTGTCACTAAATACTGGTACAAATTCTGCCTCTATTAATTCTTCTATTTCAATTCTTCTATTATTATTGTAGTCTACAATATTTCCTATATTTGTTGTTCTATGTGGTTGACTTGGAAACCTTCCCATTCCATTTATTTCAACTTGTTGGTTGTACCACATCTGAGATGCTTTAACAATTTTTTCAAGATTAGATTTAGTTTTCTTAGCTTTAGCACCTTCACCAATCCTACTAAAAGCAGGAGCGGAAGTAGTAGCCAAAGTAGCCATGATAGCCATAGTAACTGCGAACTCAGCAAGACTATTTCCTTTATTATTCCACATTAGTTGCAACTCCATTAATTAAACTATGTTTTCCAACTTTTAATTCTTTTATTTCATCCCCAGCTTTTTTAAGAAATGAGGATTGAGCAGTAACAAAAGAATTTGTTCTTTTAATTACTGCCCCATCACTTACAACAATATATGACTTGTTCTGTGCATCAAAAGAAATAGTTTCATCATTAATTTTATATGTTGAGTTTTCTTTTGTTTTTGGTTTAAAGATATATACCTTTTTCCCTTCTGCACATTTACGAACAAGCATTATTATTCTTCTTCTACCTCGTCTTTAGATTCTAATGAATCTTTTAACTTATTGATAAAAGACTCTTTTCCAACTGCTAGTTGGTCAAGGTTAAATGCCATGCTATTCATTTTATTCTCTAAGTCAGAGATATGATTTAACATAACTTTCTGCTCATCCGTTAGGTCATCCATCAGATATTCTTTATCAAATAGAGTCAACTTTTGAGGCTCTTTTTTTTGTTCTTTAGCCATTATTTACTCCTATGGTTTATTGTTTAAAGTGCTTTTAAATCTGTTTCTAGTAATTCCATATCAGCTAATTCACCTTGCAGTTCTGAAATTCTTGATTTCATACTAGCAATTTCATTAGCTAATCCATTTAATTCGTAAGGCATTACTAAATCATCCATTGCTTTACCAGTAGATGTATCAAATTGTTTTTTTACTAACTGTAATTCATCTTTTGTTTCTTCAGCTACTGCTTCTCTTACTACTTTGCCATCTTCATCTTTGAGTTCAGATATAGCTTCTCTAGTAACAACTTTAGCTTTTTTTACAGACCAGCTTTTAGCATCTTTCATTGCTTTATAGTTTTTCATTTACTTGTCCTCTAATTGTTTCTTGAGTTGTTTTACTTCAGCAGATAACTCTTGAACTGCTTTAATTAATGGTGTAATAAACATCTCTCTTGATACTGTCTGGCTACCATCTTGTCTTTCTTTCCACCCACTAAAAGTATCAACACCCACATCATCTAATGCTTGTTTAACTTCTTGAGCTATTAATCCATGCATTGTAGCTTCTAAATTCATATTATTCTCTTCAGAATATTCATCCCATTCTTTTGGAAATTCATTCGATGGTTTCCATTGATGAGTAACTGGTCTTAGCTTGTTTATAAATTCTAATCCAAGTTTATCGTCTTTAATATTTCTTTTTTTCCGTACATCTGAAGTTCTTGTCCAAGCGGCGTCTGTATCAAATTCATTTTGAACTACATTAGATGCTTTACCAAAAGTAAATTGATTATCTTCTCCACCAGTAATGGAATCACCTATAACTATTTGTTGACTTCCATCAGAAGCAGATGGGTCTGTATCAGTACCAATACATATATTTTTTGTACCAGTTGTTATTGAATTACCTGCATATATTCCAATGCCAATATTGTAATCAGAATCCCTATTATTTGCGTCTAATGCTTTATATCCAACACCAATATTTCCAACACAACTTCCAGCAATAGTTCCTCCTCCAGTTCCTCTTCCTATCATTACTTCTCTTGAAACAAGTTCATTGCCTATACCATCGTGAACTTCATATCCTATTGCGGTGTTTTCTGAATATTCTCCAGTTCCACCTCTAACAGCATAATTTCCTATAACTGTATTAAAATCAGATGCATCATTGTTTACACTATCCATACAAGCA